TGCATGTTGGTGCTATTGGTTATGTCAATAGCTATGGATGGGGAGATGATAAAGTGGTTATTGTTAAGGTAAACCCAAAAGATGTGGTTTCGGTTCCCTTAGATTCTTCATGTCAGAAGTGTCGTGTATGTGAATACTTGGTGTTACGTGAGTTTGAACACGTATTTGAAAAGCCTCTTTATAATGAAGCTGGTAATAGTGCATATGAATTCGATGATGTCGATGACTTTGATTTCGCCAGCGACGAAGAATATGCAGACGACCTGTATAATGAAGGAGATATCGTTTCGGAATGGGATGATGATTATAATTATGACCACGAAGATGACGATGATAAATTTCCCCCACTTCCTCCTTTCTCTGATAACTAATGTTACAACCTATTAATTTTGATGTCCAACTTGAGTACCAGTGTCCTAGTTGTGAGGCTAGGCACTGGCTTACTCAAGATGAAGCTAAAGCCGTTGGTTATAAAATAGTCTGTGATGTTTGCGGGACAATTCATAAGGTTCGCACTATTGATAATACTAAACTATTAATCAATTTCTTTAAGAAAGCACCGCAAACTATTATTGAAGATGCTTACACCATATTAAAAACTTATGGTTATAAGAAAACAGAGATAGCAATAGCTCAAAAAAAACTATTAGCCAAATCTAGTAAGCAATTGGTTAAACAATTCCTTGCGAGTAAAGCATGAAAGTAATTGAATATGAACCTAAGACCAACCAACCTTGAAGGAATAACTGGGCAAAAGAAAACAATAGAAGCGATACAAACGAATGTCAAAGCGGTACAACATACAGGTGAAGTATTTCCACATATGTTATTAAGTGGACCTGCTGGTACTGGTAAGTCACTGATTTGTGAGGCACTGTCACACGAACTGGGAAGACCCATTGAGATTGCAAACGCATCAAATATCAGCGGCTTCAAGGGAATATTGCCTTACTTAATGAGGGTAAAAGAACACTCTATTTTATTTGTAGATGAAGTCCACAGACTTGGACCCAGGCTAATAGATAGCTTATTAACTATCGTAGAACAGTTTCGCCTAGACCTGGGGGAAGATGGAAACGTGAGTTTTGACCTACCCCGGTTTACTTTCATTGCTGCTACAACCAACAAAGGCAAGTTGCCTAATACGTTTATTGACCGCTTTATACTAAAGTATAGTCTGAAGTTATACTCTCAAGAAGAGTTGTCAGAAATAGTACAAAGAAATGCAGACAAATTAGATATTAAACTATCTGATGCTGCTGTTAAAATGGTTGTAGGAAGTAGTCGTAAGACCCCTCGCATAGCTAATAACAGATTGTTGTGGATTAGAAACTATGCTATTGCTAATAACTTATCTCTTATTGAAAGGCAACATGTAGAAAAATGTTTACATATAGAAGACGTTGATAAGAACGGGTTTACATACAATGACCGTAAATACATAAAAGAACTAAAGAAACACCAGCCTGCCGGTATAAATACTATGGTGGCTGTTACAAACATTGAAAAAGATACTGTTGAATCTGTTATTGAACCATTTCTATTAACTTGTGGAGTTATTAAGAAAACACGTAAAGGAAGAATGTTGGTATGATTACAATATTTAGGAGTTATATAAAACATAATGAAAACATTTAAAGCCGCAGATATATTTCAACCCACTCCTGAGTCTGAATATTCAGATGGTAATAAGAGTACGGTTACTGGTTGGTTACGAGAATTGTTCTTATATAATCCAGAAGAAGCACTTCCGCCTACCGATAAACAATGTGCAGAATATGAAAGACGTATTGCTAAGCTGATGAAATTAACAAAGTGTAAATGTTATACAGACTTATTTAATTGGGAAGAAAAGACCAGTCCTGAAAAAGCTGCAACTGTGTTAAACAAGGTAATCAAATGATGCCACATGAACTACATGCTTATTTTACATCCAACAATCAAAATTATAGGCGAATAAGTGGCATATAAAACTTGTACCAAATGCGAAGAAGAATGTGGGGTAAGAACTAAAACCTGCCCTAACTGTGGGCAAAAGTTTGCTACAAAAACTTTAAAGAAAACCAAGAAAGGAATACCTATTGATTGGAAGTCATTAGTAAAGGGCGACCGTATAAAAATACTTAAAGGCTCTGGGCCTTACTTTCAAGCGAAGAACGGAGACAAACATTCGATGGGGTATCACGGCAACTTTACAGTTCATCGTATTAACTTAGATGGTATTATTGTTTGTGGAAAATTTGGTTATGGCTATGTATATATGGGAGAGAAAGATTATTGTGCCCAAACAGGTATAATTAAAGTCCCCCATAAGATTAGAAAGATAGACTAAGATGTCACAGCTAAACTAGCCTCCTACGATAGTCAGGCTCCACCCACAGCACTTGAAAAATATAATTTTTAAGAAAATACGTGTTTCTTCTTGTAATTTGCCCGAGGCTTTAATATAATACAATAGGGAAAGTTATTCAATTATTTGAGGCTCTCTGATGTATGAAACCTTTTATGCAATCGTTTTAGCTGCCAGTGCCATTTATGGTATATTTTTAGGCTTTAGAGACATGAAGAATGTTACGACAGGACATAAACCTTATGATGGAGTTTATGACTTTTTAACAAGAGAGATGTTTGATGAAGACACTCCTTAAAAATTGTTGGAATAGAATAGGTAAGAGCGATATGAACAGGCTAAAAAACCATTCTGTGTATATGGTAGGGTCAATGGATTCTGACCGCGAAGCTGGGGCACAATGGAGAGACGAAATGACCCCATTTTTACAATCTTTGGGGCTGAGGGTTATCAACCCATATACAAAACCTTTGTGCCAATTTAGTAACGACCCCAAAACGCTAGAAGATGATACTAATTTTGGTAAGATACAAACTTCTTTAAAAAATAAAAACTACGACCTAGCAAAAGATTTGGTTAAACAACTTAGGGCAACAGACCTAAGATTTGTTGACACCAGCCATCTCTTATTAGTATATTTAGATTTTGACCAGTTGCTAACAGGTACTTTAGAAGAAATAGTAACGGCCAATAGACAGAAAAAACCCGTAATAATTAAAACTTCCGTACCTAAAAACCAAATGCCTCATTGGTATTTCGGTATGCTGCCACACGAACTATTTTTTGAGACATGGAATGAGGTTAAAGAATATTTGACACATATCAACTCTGCCCCAAAAATTGATGATTTAGATGGCAGATGGGTATTTTTTGACCAAGAATTTTACGCATGAATGATAAGAATTGAGGACATGCAAACAAGTTTGTTATAAAAGCTGCAAAATGGGCTATAAAATTACATAAAAAAAGGTGTATAATTACCCAGGGCGCGACATAGATTCGATTTATATTGTAAGATTATGTTTTCATGTAGTGGTTGGTGAGAAGGCCACTTAAAAATCTCACTAAATTTTTTAACCGCAAATTACAATTTTGCTTTGGCTGCTTAAAGCAGCTAGGTTTGCTAGAACCATTTGCCAAAACTAGACGTTGTTATAGCGAATATAACTGATAGTAATAATTTACTGACGTAAGATTGGGCTGGCTGTATGCCTAATACAGCTAAACATGTAAACGACATTATTAAATAATATGAAGACCTGGGGGCAGAACCCAGCGCGTCCACTTTTGGACTACATGGGAACCAATATGTATACAGCATATATAATAGGAATATAGAGATTTGAAGAAATTTACAATTATCTTAAATTCTAGGAAACGATTTCTTTACCTAGAGAACCTCTTAAATAGTATTAAAAATACTACGTCCAATCTCTCTGATATAGAGGTTCTAATAAGCTGTGATAGTGACGACGATTCTACATCAGTCTTTTGGCAAAATAACTCTAGCCAGTGGCCTTGGGCGTTTTGTGAATTTATCGAAAGAGAAAAGAACCTAACTCTTAGGTTTAATAATATTATCAAAAACAGCGAAGGAAAATATATATTTATATTAAATGATGATTGCGAAATATTGACTCCCGACTGGGAAATTGATGCATTTGACAAATTAGAACAATATGAAGATAATATTATTTATGGAAGAACACAAGACAATTCTTGTGACAAGGTTATGGGAGGCCCATACGCATCCTTTCCCATTGTGTCTAAAAGGTCCACAGACATATTAGGGTTTTTTATGCACACAGACTTTCCAGGTCTAGGGGGAGATGTTACCTTATATAGAATCTATAATGAGATTGATAGAATAATTGATTTAAATGTACATATTAATCATGTTTTGCACACAACTGTTGAAAAGGTTATGAACCCAGATGAAACAGCGTCAGAGATGAGACAAACGACATACAATTCATATGTAAATGAACAGACATTTGATATTTCTAAAGACGTAGAAAAACTCAGGAAGCATGTAAATCACTATGCGTAAATTATCGGTTATATATAACATATGTGGAATTTCTAAAAAAGAAGATTTTCTACAATATGTTAAGGTGTTAAATAGTTTAAAAAATCAAAACTTTGATGATTACAATATAGTCGTATCTGGATGTATGGTAGAAGACAATGTATTAAATCTATTAAAAAATACCTACCCAGACATTTTGGTTGTAAATGTTAAAGACGTAGTGCCCGTTAACGTGAGTTTTAACGCAACTGTTAAAACAATAAACAAGACCGTAGGGCCATCAGAAGGATACTTATATCTCGATTATGGAGTATCTCTTAACAAGGAAGACAATCTACAAAATTTATACAACCTATTTAAAAGTGGGCCATATTCTATGGTTTCTACTCAAACAGAAAACGATAATGGATATCATCTATGGTTTGGGTTGGGTAAATTTCACGGAGATGAAAGTGAAAATTACAAACTATTTGAAAACGGAGACTTCGTAGTCCCGGTTGGCAAATGTGTTAATCTACATGCCCAAATCTTTTCACACGAACTATATGAAGCATATGGTAAAGTAATACCAGATATCTTTGCGGCATATTGTACAGAATCTGTGTTGAGTTTTCTAAATGCTGCTATAAAGAGACAATGGATTATTAGTAAAGATATAATTTTACCACATACTGAATTGGCCTATAATTGTGCTTCTGGGTTTGGCAATGGTGTTAATGGCCTGGACAGGCCCTTTGGTTTTAATTACTCTATATTAGACAGAATAGCTCCTGGAGTACCTCATGGTATGGGTTATGATGAAAGCCGTGGATTAGTAATGCATAATACATCATGTTTCGACGATAACGGATTTTGTACGAACGATGATTTAAAACAATATATTAAAGATTATATCTTTTTATCAAACGAAGAATTTAATTATGGTGATTTAGAAATATGTATGATTTAACTATTTTTCAACCGGCATATAGAACAGACAGGTGGCAACAATATATAAACAGCGTAGAAGCTGCATGTTCTAAATATAGTTGTGAAATTATATTTTGCGGACCAAATGCCCCGAACTGCATCTTGCCAGATAATGTTAAATTTATTCATGATAAAGGCTCTCCGGCTAGATGCGCCAATATCGCATCTCTACATGCGTCCGGCAAATTTGTATTAGTAGGTTCAGACGATGCTTTGTTTGTCGCTGGAATATTAGACGAATTGCTTGATTTTTGTTATGCCAATATAACAAAACAAAACATAGTTGTTCCAATTAAGTACGGAGAAGCTAAGACATGGATGGCAGACGAATATTGGTATATGTGGTACCATGCACCCTTAAGATTAGAAGGTATAGCAGAAGACCGTATCGTAATGTTAAACGCGGTTTATCGTAAAAGTTATTGGGATTACGTTGGGGGATATGACTGTTCCAAATTTGACACACTAAATTGGGGAGGCCATGATTTAACAATGCGTCTCTATAATTTAAATACTACATTTAAAAAATTCGATAAACATATTATGATGTGTGATTGGAGCCCAGGAACTAAAGACCATTCTCCTATTGAAAAAAGCGATATTGACAATTATAAAGTTTTTAAAGAATTATATCAAGAGACAAATACAGAAAGACAAGAAATAGATATTAATAACTGGATACACGCCGACAAAGAGTGGAAATATGGAGACTTAAGACTATGAATGTATTAATCACTGGTATAAACGGCAGCGCCGCCCAATATCTAGTTGATTTTATTACAGAGAATTATCCCGCTGTAAATGTTTCGGGCATATCTAGGAGAATAGTACCGTCTGATAAGTACGAAGTCTATCAATGTGATTTGTCTGATTTAGGAGCGACTATAAGAGCGTTAAAAGAATTAAAACCAGACTACATATTCCACTTGGCTTCAAATGCTGATGTCAAAATGTCTTATGCAAACCCATCGGCAATGCTAGACAACAACATCAACAATACTATTAATTTATTTGAGGCTATTAGAATACTAGAAATAGAACCTGTGGTCCAGATGTGTTCTACGTCTGAGGTATATGGAAAGCCACAATATGTGCCCGTATGTGAAAACCACCCCATTAATCCAGCAAATATATATGCCATATCCAAATTAACTCAAGAAAATATAGCTAAATATTATTATGAAGCTTTTGGATGTAGGGTAATAATTACCAGGGCATTTGGTTATATTAATCCCAAGAGACATAACATCTTTTCTACGGCATTTGCCAAACAAATTGCCAAAATGGAACAGGGTAAGCAAGATGTTTTGGTTCATGGAAACCTAGAATCTATTAGGACATTAATAGATGTTAGAGATATAGTCAGGGCATATTGGATTGCTGTTGAAAAATGTGACTATGGAGTTCCTTATAATATTGGGGGAATACAACCTTTTTCTGTAAAAGAAATACTACATAAGCTGTGCGAGAAATCTACTATTGAGCCAAATCTTCATGAGAACCCCGGCTTATTAAGGGCCAACGATATCACAGAGCAGATTCCTTCGGTGGATAAATTTAAAGAGCTAACAAATTTTGTTCCTCAGTTTTCAATAGACGAAAGCCTAGATTATTTAATGGAGTATTGTAGATTAAATGTTTAAAAATTCAAATATTTTAGTTACAGGCGGAACGGGAATGATAGGCAGGCATCTAATAGACCTGTTAAAAGAAGAAAGTCCTAGCTCAATTACAAGCGTATCTTTAGACAGTTCTAAAATACAAGACGTAAAATGCCTACAATTAGATTTGACCAATTTTGATAATTGCCTTAACATCACCCAAGATAAAGACTATGTGTTTCATTTAGCAGGCATTAAAGGTTCTCCTAAAATGGCAAAAGAACAACCCGCCAATTTTACTGTTCCTATGCTTATGTTTAATACCAATCTCTTGGAGGCCGCTCGTAGAAATTGTGTAACGTGGTTATTATATACATCTTCCATTGGGGTTTATCAGCCTGCTGAAATTTTAAAAGAAGATGATGTATGGAATACTATGCCTTCTAAAAATGATTGGTACGCAGGATGGACCAAAAGAATGGGTGAGCTTCAAATCGAAGCATATCAAAAGCAATATAATAAAAACAATATGTCTATTGTGAGGCCAGGAAATGTATATGGTAAATATGACAACTTTAATCCTGAAACAAGTATGGTTATTCCTGCCTTAATTGCAAGAATATGTGGAGGGGAAAACCCTCTTAAAGTATGGGGAGACGGTAGCGCAGAAAGAGACTTTGTTGATGCTCAGGACGTAGCTAGAGGAATGATTTGGGCGGTGAAACATAAAATATGTGAGCCTATTAATTTGTCTAGCGGGACTCTTATTACTATAAAAGATTTAGTAGAATATATATGTAGTAGTTACCAACAATTGACAGGTACTTCAGTAAGTATAGAATGGGATGTGTCCAAACCAACTGGAGATGCAAGAAGATTAATGAGTATGGATAGAGCCCGTGGCACAGGTTTTACAAATACGGTTTCTATTGAAGAAGGAATACTATCTGTTATGAAATGGTATTTAACTAACGGCAGTTTTAACAGAGAAAGATTTGATGTATTCGCTAGCAAATAAAAATGTTTTAGTCACTGGGGCTACAGGTCTTGTGGGTATGAATATTTTACCTGTTTTATTAAAAGAACAGGCCAATGTTTTTTCATGTGGTGGTCATAAAGAATATGATTTAACCAATCATGATGTTATTAAAGATTTATTCGCAAAATTTAAGCCAGATGTAGTTATTCATTTGGCCGCTCAAACTTCTGGTGCTGCGGTAATGGAAAAAACTCCGCTAGCACATGTTACTCCTAACGTTGTAATGAACACATGCTTACTAGAGGAAGCATATAAATCAGGGGTAGAAAAATTTGTTTGGCTGGCTAGCACAACTGGCTATCCTGAATTTGATGGATTTATTACAGAAGAACGTATGTTTGAGGGAGACCCTTATCATAAATACTTTGCTGTAGGATGGATGAAGAGATACACAGAGAAACTGTGTGAGCTATATGATTCATTCAACAAGATGTCTTGCATAGTGTTAAGGCCCACTAATATTTACGGGCCGCATGACAAGTTTGACCCAGAACGGTCTCATGTTCTTCCTGCTTTAATTAGAAAGGTAGTTGAAAAACAAAATCCTGTAGAAGTTTGGGGAGACGGCAAAGATATTAGAGATATTGTTTATGTTTCAGATATGGTAGATGCTATTATATTGGCCATACAAAAGATAGATAGTTATACCCCAATGAATATTGGCTTGGGAGAGACCTTATCGGTTAATGAAATTTTAGATATTATTATGAGGTGTGAAAATCATAATGTTCCTATTTCTCATGTAAACAACAAACCAAGCATGATTCCTAAAAGAGAAGTATCAATTCAAAAAGCCAAAGACCTTCTGGGGTTTGAACCAAAAGTTTTTCCACAAGAAGGTATACAAAAAACCATAGAATGGTATAAAAATGAGTATCAAGCTTAATTTAGGCTGTCGAGACAAACCTATGCCGACATATATAAATGTTGACATAGACCCAACAAATTCTTACGCAGATGTGATAGACAATGCTTTTGAACTGAATACTATTGACGACAACAGCGTCGATTTAATAGAAGCTATTCATATGTTTGAGCATTTGTCTTATAAAGAATCTACTAAGGCACTCAAAGTATGGTTTAAAAAATTAAAAACAAAAGGGGTATTAAGACTCTCTGTTCCAGACTTAGATAAGATGTGTTCATTACACCTGTTGTTGCAAGACAAAGATATCGTAAAAACAATGTTTGTCGGTTCCCAAAGAGATGAATGGGATTACCACAAAAACATTCATAGTCGGGCTTCTTTGTCAAAAGATTTAGAAGAGATTGGGTTTAGCAATATACAAACATGGGATTATGCAACTACTTGGCCCCATAATTATGTTGACACCTATGCTTCTATGACTTGGCCTCCTATGAGAAAGCGATTTGAATTTGCCAATGGTAAAAAAGTAGACTTAGGAGGAATCTGCCTGTCATTAAACCTGGAAGCAACAAAATGAGTTATGATTTAACGGTATTTATAGCAGGGATTAGAACCCCTTTATGGAAAAATTTAGTTGAAAGCCTAAACTTAGCGTGTAAAAGATATAGTTGGCAAATTATATTTAGCTCATGCTTTAATCTGCCAGACGATTTAACAGGTTTGCCCAATGTGTCTTTAGTTATGGATAAAGGACATGTTACAAGGGCTAATCAAAAAGGGTTGTTAAACGTAGACAGCGAACTGGTCTTTTTAAGCGTGGACGATGCTGTGTTCTTGGAGGATAGTCTAGACAAGGGCCTAGACCTGTGGCATAAGCAGTGTACCTCTAAAGACCTTGTTTCAATGAGATATATTGAGGCTAATTCTCGTGTGCCCCTAGACTATTGGAGAATGCACCATCATCCTATTTTAAGATTGCCAGGAATACCAGAAACCCAGTTATTTGGTCATCATCCTATAATGAGTATGAGTAATTTTTACGAACTGGGCGGATTTGATTGTCAGTTTGAATATTTAACTTATCCTTTATTAGATTACAACATTAGGTTGGTGAAAAACGGAGGTAAAATATATTTATCGGAAACAGAGTGTGCGTTTTGCGGACACTATGTAAAAGACACAGGGGACCACGGGCCGGTACATGAGGCTCAAGAGTTTCACGATAGGCCAATTTTTGATGAAATGTATAGACAAGCAAACGATAGAATTAAAATCTCTTATAACAATTGGAAGGATGCTTCTCCAGTATGGCATCGTAGATTTTCTAATGGTATTCCAAGAACATATGAAGAACTATGTATAAATGAGGGCTATACTATATGAGAGTATGTGTCACTGGGTCTGAAGGATTTATTGGAAGATATATTGTTGATAAGTTTTCGAGAGAAGGACATGAAGTAATAGGGATTGATAATTTAAGTAAGTATGGTCGTACTAAACCAATGTGTAAGTACAGATTAATTATACACGACCTAACACACCCCAAAACTATTCAGTTGATGCAAAAATTAGATTGTGATTTAATTATTGATTTAGCAGAAGATGTTGGAGGAACGACGTATTTACATAAACAGGGTTTTCATAAAATACAAACCAGCTTAGCTATTAGGCACAATATTTTATCTAGTTGCCAAATAACAAATGCTAGGTATATGTGTATTTCAACGTCATCTCTATACGAGAGTGTACAAACATTTCCTACCTCCGAAATACCTTTAAACGAATTGCCATGCCCACAGTCTCCATATGCTTTGTCTAAGTTTAATGCAGAATACTTAACCAAATTGGCCAATGTGAATTTTGTAATAGTCAGGCTTTTTAACGCTGCTGGTATTGGGGACGATTGTTTTGAAAAGGCACACGTAATTCCCCATCTTGTTCATAAAATTAAACATGAAAAGTCGATTAAATTACATGGAGATGGGAAACAAGTTAGGAATTTTACTCATTGTAAAGACATAGCCGATGCCCTATATATAGTTTCTAGTTCTGCGCATATGGGAGAAACATTTAATATAGGCTCTCATAACACATATGACATATTAACTCTTTGTGAAAAAATATCTAATAAACTAAATATTAACAAACCTATAGAAACTTCTACTTCTTTTTCTTACGATGTAAACAAGAGCGAACCAGATATATCTAAATTACTTAACATAGGTTATAATCCTGCTTACGACATGGATATGATTTTAGACGAGGCAATACAATATTATGAATGAAAAAAGCATTTTAGTCACAGGAAGCAATGGGTTTCTAGGCAAAGCGGTTAAAAAAGAATTAAAAAATCGCGGCTATACCAATGTGATTGCCTCAAAGGGTAAAAAAGAATGTGACTTTAGAAACAGAAAAGAAACCCAAGACTTTTTTGAACATCACAAGCCTAATTCTGTTATACATTTAGCCGCTACCGTTGGGGGAATAGGGGCAAATCAAGCTAATCCTGGAATGTTTTTCTATGACAATATTTCAATGGGTATCAATCTTATTGATGAGTCTTATAGGCACAATGTAGAAAAATTTGTACTAATTGGAACGGTCTGTATGTATCCTAATCATACAACAGTTCCATTTAAAGAGTCTGACTTATGGACGGGTTATCCAGAACCAACCAATGCCCCGTATGGGATTGCTAAAAAGGCTTTGATGGAGATGTTAAATGCGTATAGAAAGCAATACGGCTTTAATGGTATAACGTTATTGCCAGTTAATTTGTATGGGCCTCATGACAATTTTCACCCAGATAATAGTCATGTTATTCCAGCCCTTATTAATAAAGTATATGATGCCATGAGTATTTCTCCTCATAAAAATGTTATCGTGTGGGGAACAGGAAATGCTAGTAGAGAATTTTTATATGCAGACGATTGTGCTAAGGGCATTTTAGACGGATTAGAAAAATACAATCAGGCAGAACCTCTAAATTTAGGAACTGGGCAAGAAATCAAAATTAAAGACCTGATAGACAAGATAGCTAATTTAATGGGCTTTAAAGGAAAAATATTATTCGACCACGACAAGCCAGACGGACAAATGAGAAGATGTTTAGATATAACAAATGTTAGAAGTGCATTAAATTTCAAAGCAACTACTGATTTTGACGAAGGACTGCGAGAAACAATTAAATGGTACATGGCTCAGAAAAGATAGATTTAAGCATTATTATTCCGGCCATTAGAACAAAAGAATGGTTCAGGCTTTATCGGTCCGTAGAACAAAATTGCACAAAATATAATTTTGAGATTATATTCGTTGGTCCCTATAATTTGCCGGAAGAATTGCAACAATATACTAATGTTAAATACATAAGAGATTGGGGCTCGCCAGCAAGATGTATGAACATTGGAGCAAGTGTGGCAGAAGGAAAATATGTCACATGGGGTGCTGACGACGGGGTTATTATAAATGAAATTGCTCCCTGCTTAGACATTTTGAATGACGCAGAAGGTAAGACTGTGGTCGTAACTAAATATTTAGAAGCGCATGATAATATACAGGATGATTCATACTACTTTTTAAGTAATGCATACCCTCCTTTACCACACATGCAAAACGAACAATTAATATTTAACATAGCATTCATGCATTTGTCATCATATTTAGACTTAGGGGGATGTGACGCCATATTTGATGTAAGCTGTATGTGTTTGGCTGATTTAGCAGTGCGTGCGCATAATGCCAAACTACCTACAGTATTTTACAAAACCCCCACATGGAAATTTGACTGGGCTCCTGGGGGAGAGCATATTCCTATAGAAAAAGCACAGGCTAAAGACTGGAAAACGTTTAGCCAAGTTCATTTAGACACTAATAGAATTAATATACCATTTAATAACTGGAAAAACAGTCCAAAGATATGGAAAGAAAGATTTCATGGCTGATGTATCTATTATTGTACCCTCTATAAGACCAGATGGGTTCAATCAATTGTTAGACAGTATTAAAAAGAATACTACCGTATGGCCCCGCAGATTTAAAGTATCATGAACAAACAACAATTAATAGATTTTGAAAAAGATATTGCCGCCTTATATGAAGAGGGTAAAATTAAAGGAGTTATTCATTTAAGAGATGGTAATGAAGAAAAATTAATAGAAATTTTTAAGTCTATTGGCATAGAAGACTATGTTTTTGCAACATGGGCCAATCATTTAGAAGCTTTATTAAAAGGGATACCGCCAAAACTGGTCAAGGCGCGTATAATAGAGGGAGAGTCTATGGCTATGAATTTTCCCGACTATAAATTTTATACCTCTGCCATAGTAGGAGGAATCTGCCCCATTGTGGTAGGAACTGCTATGGCCTTAAAAAGAAAAGGAAGTCCTCATAGGGTATATGCATTTATTGGAGATATGACCTCTGTTTCTGGTATAGCCAACGAATCTATTCGTTATAGCATTAATCACAATCTACCTATAACGTGGGTGGTTGCGGATAATAATAAATCTGTAATGACAGACACAAGAAAAACTTATGCAGGAAACATAGGTAATTATATACAAGAGCTTATAAGCAATGCCAGAGGAACAAACACAGAAATCATACATTATAAATATAAAAGTACGTGGCCACATAGCGGAACTGGAACATTTGTGAGTTTTTAATGAATTATTTACAAGAAGTACAAAAAGGTATGGACCTTTTAGCAGAAAGTCCGTATACTATATTTATGGGGCAAGCAGTAGGCTGTAAAGGTCATGCTATAAGCAGACAGGTTGAAAACTACCTTATGGAGAAAAGACTAGAGTTGCCAGTCGCAGAAGAAATGCAGACGGGAATGGCCCTGGGTATGGCGTTAGAAGGTTATATTCCTGTTTCGGTATATCCTCGTTGTAATTTTGCCATTCTTGCCTGTAGCCAAATAGTAAACCATATAGACAAGTGGCCTTTAATGGTTCCTAATTCTACCAGACCTAAAGTTATTATGAAGATGGTGGTAGGTTCGGTTCATCCTTTAGACCCAGGTCATCAGCACAAAGCCAACTATGCAGACGCATTTAAATCTATGTGTGAAACGATAGAAGTATTTGACCTTACACAAACGGAAGATATAATGCCAGCCTATGATAAGGCTCTTAATAGAAACGATGGTAGGTCTACCATTTTGGTAGAATATGGGGATAAATACAATGGATAGAAAAACAATATTCATAGACATAGATGGAACATTGCTTGAACACCCTGGAGAGTTGAGCGATATTTATACAGCAAATCAAGAAAAATTACCAGGGGTTACGGAAAAATTAGACAAATGGAATTTTGACGAAGAATATATTATTATTGTAACAGCAAGGCCAGAGTCATTACGAAATGTTACGATTAGGCAGTTAGAAGAAAGAGGAATATTTTATCATCAATTAATTATGGGTTTGCCGCATGGCACAAGATATGTAATTAATGATGCTAAACCTTCTAAAGCTAAAACCGCATTTGGTATTACTGTTCCGAGAAATGAAGGACTAATCAATGTGGAACTAAACAATGAATAAGGTAGTTTGTTCTGGTTATTTCAATCCTATACATATAGGTCACATCGAATGTTTTCGGGAGGCTAGCAAATTAGGACCATTGACCGTAATTGTAAACAGCGATAAGCAAGTAGCATTAAAAGGTTCTATTCCTTTTTTTGACGAAGATGAGCGCTGTGCTATTGTTCTTGCTAATAAATATGTAAGTAAGGTCAAATTATCTATTGATGAAGATGAAAGCGTGGCTAAAACCCTAGCTCTTTTAAAGGCAGATGTGTTTTATAATTCTGGAGACAGAGATATTCACAATGTTAATGAAAAAGAACGTCTTATATGCGAAGAAATAGGAACGTCTATTGTATATGGCAATTTGGGAAAAGTACAATCTAGTTCTGAATTAATAGAAAAGGCAGCGAGAGAATGGGTAAAAAGACAATAGAATTTGGCGAACTGAGAATTTCTAAACTAGCCAAAAAACATATTAAAGATTGTATAAAAAGAAACTGGGTTAGCATAGGGCCAAAAACGAAGCTATTTGAAGAAAAGTGGCAAAACCTATTTGGATATAATCATACGGTTATGGTTAATTCAGGTACTTCCGCAGACACAGCGGCGTGTATGGCTCTATATGAATACGACTCTTTAAGACAGGGAGACTACATAATATGCCCAGCTCTCTCTTTTATTGCTACGGCTAATTCTATTAGGGCAGCAGGTTTTGAACCCTTATTTATTGATGTAGATAAAGAAACTTTAAACATAGATGTAAGCCAAATAGAAGGAGCAATTGAAAAGTACGGAAGCAAAGTTGGTGCGATTATGTCTGTTAATTTAATGGGCAAGCCCTGCAGATTAGATATTATACAAGACATATGCCGAAAGCATGGTCTAATACATATTGTGGATAACTGCGAAGCATATGGTAGTAAAATAAAAGGCAAGTATTCTTTAGAATACGCAGATATGGAAACTACGTCGCATTATATTGCCCACATCATTTGCTGTGGAGAAGGAGGAACCGTAAGCACCAATTCTAAATCTTTAGCAAATCAGATAAAGTCTATAAGGTCTCATGGAAGGTATCCTGGTAGCGCTGATTTTGACCACATTAGATATGGATTGAATTTGAAGCCGACAGATTTATGTGCGTCTATAGGCTTAGGAGAGATAGATACTTTTCATGAGATTTTTAAAAAGCGTAAAAAAACGTTGTATAAATTTTCAGAAGCCACCCAAGAATTTAAAGACATGGCCTATTTTGTTGAGGAGGATGAAGATGCGGTTAATGCTCCTCATGGATTTTCCATTACTCTTAAGCCCAAATATAAGGACCAGATACAAAAGTTAAAAAAATACTTAACAAAAGTAAATATTCATTGGAAGAAAAATTTTGGAAGCATGAAAGAACACAAAGCATTTGACAACTATGGGGAAAAGTATGGAGATTGTTCTAATGCTATATATATAGGAAACTATGGCATTCATATTGGTTGCCACTATTGGTTGTCTAAAGCAGACAAAGACTATGTGTGTCACCATCTTAAAAAAGGTTTAAGTAAATTACAATGAGAGTATTAATTACAGGAGCCGCAGGATATATCGGTTCCAAGCTAACAAATTATTTTGTAAAGAATAATATTCATGTTACTGCAATAGATAGTTTGTTACACAACCAACATCATTTCGTAGAAGAAGTATTTAAAAGCCCTTGGTGTTCTTTTCATCAAAGAGATGCTGGAAACATCCCTAGGCACCTATTAAAGAGGGCAGATGTAATTTATCCATTAGCAGCGTTGGTGGGTGCCCCTCTGTGTGATAAAAGCCCTGAAGAAGCAATAAGGGTAAACACTACAGAAGTTGCTAATTTAATGAAGCTGCTTAGTCCAAACCAGCGTGTGATTTTTCCCAACACTAATAGCGGCTACGGAGCAACGGGAAAAGATATTTGCACAGAAGAAACCCCGTTAAATTCAGTCTCTGTTTATGGAACGTCTAAAGAATTTGCAGAAGAAATTGTGTTAGAGCATGAAAACTCCACAGTTTTTCGTCTTGCCACAGTGTTTGGAACATCTGTTAGACCTAGAATAGACCTGATGGTCAATAATTTTGTATATTTAGCAAAAACCACTGGAAAAATAGAGGTTTTTGAGGGTCATTTTAGACGCAATTTTGTACATTTGATAGATGTGGTTTCAACTTTCGCCAAGTGCATAGAAGATTCCAGAACCAAACAACAGGTTTATAATCTTGGTAACGATTCTTTAAACATGACCAAGTTGGATTTGGCTTATAAAATTGCAAAACATTTGCCTGTAGAGGTTTCTGAATCCAGTGGTCTAGACCCAGACAAACGAGATTATATTGTTAGTAGCAATAAGCTGTTAAGCCTGGGCTATGAAACTAAAATAGATTTAGACTATGGTATTACAGAAGTAAGCAATATGCTAGACGAATTAGATTTAAACAATCCAAAATTAGTAAAGGCAATGCGTAATGTATGATTATTACAAAAACTCCGTACCGCTGTAGTCTTTTTGGAGGCTCAACAGACTATCCAAGTTATTACGAACAATATGGTTCGTTGTTAATTGGTTTTGCAATGAATCGTTATTGTTATAACTCTATAATGAAATTGCCAAGATTTTCAGATATTAATTATCAGGCTTTCTACTCTCGCACAGAAATAGCAAATTTTAGTAATGAGATTAAAAACCCAGGTATTCGTGGAACTTTACAATTTTGCGAAAGGAATATTCGAGATTTCAAAAAGGTTGCCATGTTTGTTCAAAACGAATTACCGTCTAGAACAGGAATAGGTAGCAGCTCTAGTTTGATTGTAGGTTTGTTAAAAGGGATATATACTCTCTTTAAAATAGATTTTGACAAAAAACAATTAGCTACAGATGCTATTAACATAGAGAGACATTTATTAAAAGAGCCAGGAGGAATACAAGACCAGATTTGGGCGGCGTATGGAGGATTTAATAGCGTAGACATTGACAAACACGGAGGTTTTTTTGTTAAGCCGCTGGCAATATGTTCGGAGTTTGTGGATTACTTTTTAGATTCTTCAATTATGTTTTATACAAAAATACAAAGAGATTCATTTGAAGTGGCAGAATCTCATAATGAAAAATCTGCGGAACAATACAAAAAACAAATCCACGACATTGCTAAAGACGCTTTAACGTTATTTGAAGATGAAAACTTAGAAGGAATAGGAAAATTATTGGACAGGTCTTGGCAAATGAAGAAGCAAATTTCACCATTAATCAACAACGAACACATTGATTCTTTGTATAAAAGTATAATGAAAAGCGGTGCTTTCGGGTGCAAATTGTTAGGAACTGGCAGCGGGGGATTCTTGTTTTGTCTGTGTGATAATAATAGAAGGCAAAAGATTATAGACACTGTTAAATTACCATACATTGATATCAAACCTAGTTATGATGGAAGCAAAACTATTTTCAATGAGAACGGTGTATAATACATTGGAGAGATTTATTATGAGGCTTATTTTAACTTTAATCATATTTATTACTTTTAGCAACATTGCTTTAGCAGATAGGTTTGTGTTAAAATTTACAGCAGACTGGTGCAAATATTGCAAAATACTTGACCACCAATTGTTAGAGAAAGAATTTGTAAAAGTTACCAAACAATATAAAGATTTAATAGTTATAGACATTGATAAATATCCTAAAATTGCGAAAGCATATAAGGTCAATTCTTTACCTTTATTGGTTGTCGTAGACGATGCAAAGGATGCAAACGATGCAAACGATGAAAAGGATAAAAAGAAGATACAAATAATATCCCGCTGGGTGCCTGCTTATAAGGAAACGCGACCACAAAATAGGCAAAGTTTGTTAAATTGGTTAAAAAAATATTCTCCCAAAAAAGAAAAGAAAAAAGACTTGACAAAACCCCAGAACAGTGTATAATAGAGCGAAAAGGCCCATTGGTCTATTGGTAAGGACAAGGGTCTTTCAAGCTCTAGGATAGAGTTCGATTCTCTCATGGGTCACTAACACCGAGGTAAAAATGCCAAAATATTACGTAACAGATGCTAGACGACAATTTATTGTGCATAAACCGACAGCAATTGAAGCTGGTCGGGCTGCTATCTGTTCGTGGTTTGGGCAAGGTATTAAATTAAAAAATGATGCCGCAATTGCTATTAACGAAACGGGTTTTGAAAAAAACAGTTTTAATACGGAACAAGTTTTTAGCGTTCGAGAATTAATAGGACTAATACTCTGAGAAGTGGACCCATTTTTTTTAGACTTATAATGAAGGTAGTTTAGAATGGACCCACTAGATTTGGCTTATGAAATAGCTACGATGTTGGAAAGAACATATATTATTAAGAACAGATGGGGAGATGACACAACATCTGCCAGTACTGGAGAATTGGTTGGAGACATATCTACTATTTTAGAGGACAAGCTAGGAGAAAAGCCTAATGGATGATGATTTCAAATGGTATGCTTTAATGACGATTGGGCTGTTTTTATCAATGGGTATTGGCATGTCTATTGAAAATTATTTAGTACAACTTATTTGATAATAGTGGAAAAAGTAGATAGGAAAAATTAAATGAAATTATTTGGACTTTGGGCACTTCCCTTTCCTAAGAAAAAGGGAGCATTTGACAAGTGGGAAAAACAAGATGACGTTCAGGCTAAAAGTCGCAAAGACGCTATTAGCAAGATAGGAAAGAAATATAAAATAGGAACATGGAAATTACGACTAGAAACAGAATAATATCTTTACGTTGCCTTTGAGGAACTTAAAATGAGAACTGAACAAGAACGTTATGACGCTTTGAACCTTATGTCTGCCAACGACGAAGGTAGTGAAAAGTTTGACGAAGGGTTACAAGTATTGGTGGAATACATTTTTCAAGAAGCCGCCAGACAAGGTGAACCTGAATTAGAATTTGAAGAGATTCATAAGAGGGTAAACGAGTCTTTCGCTGGCCATTTACTAACAGAATTGACGAAAAAGGGACTATTAGAGGTTGATTTGAACGGAGATGAGCCTACATATACAGCAACTGAGCTAGGGCGAAAAGTTAGAGACTACTATAATAAAGATAAAGGTGTATAATTATGAAAGGAAGAAAGCCTATGTCCAAATGGAAAAAATATGTATTGGCTTTTCTATTGATGGTAACCTGCTCAATTAGCCAGGCCGCAGAGATTACGGGCTATAAAATTATAGTTTGGAATCCCCGCACACAGAATTATGCTGATGTGCATGTTGAAAAGGGAGAAGATGCCACTTTTACAAAGACACACGAAGTTGCTAAGAAATTTGCTGAAACACAGGATAAATTTTCAGGCAAGAACGTAATTGTTCCTACCAAATCATTTGCTATTATACCAATGTTAAAATTGGGGCCTAATGAAGTATTGCCGACATGGAAACCTTATACAAATCCTCCATCTAACGTATATATTTCAATTAGAACCGTAAATAATAGTCATATTATTGTGCCTACTAAGGCTACAAATGTTTGGCAAGCTTATAATAATGTAACCGTTGATGATGGTAAGCTTGTTGTGGTGGCGGGGAAGGATAAGATAGTATTGGATGCCGACTTGGTTATGTCATGCTCTTTTCAAGTAATAAGGAGAGCGCAGTTTTTAGAACACCGAAAAAAATGATTATTCTTAAAAAATAGGATTAATTCATATGACTAAGCAAGCAATTAAGAATAGAATTAAGAAAGCTGTAAAGGAAGCTAAACAACAAACCAAAAACAAACAAACTGAAAAAGAGATATTTAAAAAAGCAGACAAAGAACTTAAACAAGCCTTATATGGGGATTTATTAGAGCAAACATTCTCTTGCGGCGATAATGACTGGATAGTAAAAGAAAAATTTAAAGGGGTATATATAGTACCTGAGCATAATCAGGGCGCATATGATAGTGTAGTACCTAATGCCCCAAATGTTATGTTGGCAGATGTAGTCAGTCCCAAAAAAAACTATAAGTGGAAAGTAGATGTGCGAAACCATGGGGAGTTTCATTCTTTTGAAGCTGAAGATGAAGGTCGCATAGACCACGCAAGAAGAATATGGATTAACGGAATAGATGACCCTTATGTTAAGCCGCTAAAACAATTAATAGAAGATGAACTAATTAATTTTATTTTGAATCCATCTGTGGTAACTTTTAAAGGCTGGTAGCATGTCACATCTACCACTATGAAATATTTATTAACACTTTTCTTTACATTATTAGCCTCAATAGCATCGGCAGATTACGACACATCTGTTCGGTCTATAGCTAAAATAGATTCAGGAAAAGGATACAGTTCTTCTTTTTGCTACCAAGAAGATGACGAGCATTATTTTTATATGACGACAGGACACTCTTACGCAAATAAAAGAGATATCGTCGTTCGTAATTTTAATAATTGCAAGGAGTCTGACGAGATGAAGGGAATTTTCTTTTTATCTAAATATAAAAAATACACAGAAGGCGAATTTTATACAGATATAGGGATATATAAGGTTAAAAAGACAGAATTTGCAGAGAAAGATATTCCACTAATTGTGAAGATTAGTAAAGAAATTCCTAAAAAAGAAGATATTTTATGGACTTATGGTTGTGCTTTAGGAACACACCCTTCTATAGTTAAACTAAAAGTAAACAGTGTCAACGAAGGGATGATTGATTTTACACCAGCCCCAGAAAGAGGAAGAAGTGGCTCGCCTGTATTTAACAAAGATTTTACTAAGGTGGTTGGTATTATAGTATTGCAATACTGTGATACTATAGAAATAAAGAATAAAGTAGACGGTCGTACAATTATTGAGAGACAGGAGATATCTGGTGGCAAAGCTTTAACAACTACAAGAGCCTTTGATATTTTACAAAAAGCAAACGAAGAAATACAAGACAATAAGGAAAAAGACTAATGGTTAAAATAGTTAAACTAGTTAATGGTGAATTTTGGATTGGTACGGAAGCAGCTTCGGATGAAGAAACTGTTACCTTAGAAAATGGACGACAATTGATGTTAGACTGGCAAAGAGAAGGAAACCCCCAGTTAATAGTCGTCCCCTTGCTAGAGTTTCTTTCTAAAGAAGACACAATAACATTGAAGCAAAGTACGATTTTGTACGAGCTAACCCCCGTCGATGAAATCGCTGAAGACTATAAACAGTCTATATCAGAAATAGTACAACCCGATTCAAGATTAGTGGTTCCTGGAACATAGTTTTGGCCCCAATAGCACATGTAGGTATGACAGAATATAAAAACATCAATAGGAAATTTGTTTCGAAGGGCTGGGGATATGAAGACTGGCTTGTAAACAAGGAAGACTATTGTGGGAAAATGCTTTTTTTCAAAAAGGGAAAGAAGTGTAGTTGGCATTATCATAAATTAAAAGATGAAACTTTCTATGTGCAATCAGGTAAAATTGAAATGACGTATGGGTTTAGTGATGATATGAGTTCAGAAAAAAATCGTCAAATCGTGTTAGAGTCAGGAGATACGTTTTATATTCCTATTGGACTAAGACATCAAGCCAAAGCAATTTTAGATAGTAATGTTTTTGAATTTTCTACTACTCATTTTGATGACGATTCTTATAGACTTATTAAAGGTGACTAATGGAAATCTGTATAGTATCTGGATATTTTAACCCTAACAGAAAATAGCAGATATATTGGAGAACATTTTGAAAAATCTTAGAGTATTATTTTCTAAAAAAGACCCAATAGAACAAGACAAATTTGAAGACATAGAGGCAACTAATTTTACCACCGATAAAGGACAGTTAATATTTTACAACGAAGAGGGAGAAGTAATAAGGACTCTCGAACACGGAGAATGGGGTTCGGTATCAAACATAGTTAGCGTTAATAGCTAAAAGTTCTCAGTTCGATTCTGACATTCGCCTCTATATGTAAGGGTGATATGATGAAAATAAAACCGGGAGATTTGTTTTTAACACGAAATGTAGGAACTACAGAAGAACAAAATGAAAGCCCAGGTTATTTCAATCATGCTGCAATTTATGTTGGTGATAATATAGTAGTTGAGGCCCAATTGGGTAAAGGGGTATTAAAAATAAATTTAGAAGAATTTCAAAATCGCTATCCTATTTATGTTATATTAAGACCCGACGAATCAGAAGAAATAAGATTTCGAGCTGCACTAGAAGCTAAAAAGTTAGTTGGAACCAATTATCGCAGACTCGCTTCTATTTTTTTTAGAATTAGAAGAGGAGAAAATTGCGTCAGTGTGGTAAGAAAGGCTTATAAAATAGCATTTGAAAAAGACCCAAAGTGGAAAATACCAGACCATATTTGGGCCGATTTAAGATTTGCAGAAATTGCGAGAAAAGAGGAAAATTCAGCTTGACAATCGCCCAAAGTCGAGTATAATATATATGTCTCTAGCGAGGGACTTTCTACGTCAGGTCTACGAAACCTGAACGATAGGCTTGACCCTTATAGAGCTACTCACCCCTATTGAGAGATTAACATGACAAAAGAAAAATTTCTAGAAAAGGCCAAGGGAATGATGGCAGATGCTAAGCACCAACTTGAAGTCATTTCAAGAAAGGAAGGACCATTTTGGAGAACTAAGGCCAATATGTTGATAGACAATATAGAGTGGCTTGAAACTGGTATTAGTTTAGTAGAAAATAGAACACAGCGCAAACCTCGTAAATAAGGCTCTATGGTGTAATGGTTTGCACATCACCCTGTCAAGGTGGAGGAGTTGGGTTCGGTTCCCACTAGAGTCGTTTATGAATATTTTTTATACTGATGAAGACCCTATTAAAGCTGCGCAGTCTTTATGCGATAAGCATGTAGTTAAAATGGTTTTAGAATCAGCGCAAATTTTATGTTCAGTTATTAACGTTATTAACAATGAACAAATAGCGCCTTACAGAACCACGCATAAAAATCACCCTTGTGTAAAGTGGGCTATGTTAAGTTCACAAAATTTTGATTGGCTACATCGTCATGCCATGGCTTTATGTAAAGAATATACATTTCGCTATGATAAACGACATAAATCTCAAAATGTTATTGAGTGGTGTGGTAATAATAGAGTTACAAAATTATTGTCAGATTTTACCTCACCGGCTCAGGCTATGCCCGATGAATATAAACATTCTAATCCTGTAATAGCTTACAGACAGTATT